TGGCAGGTAACGCCGGAAGCAGCGGTATCGAGGTTTGCGCTACGTGAGGCCGCGATGGGGGAGAGGAAGCCATGACAACCGTCGCCAGCCTATGTGCCAAGATCGCCTATGATCTGCATGAGAACCCGTCCTCATTTCCCGTCTCCAGCTCTTACTGGACGACAGATGAGGTCATCTCCTATATAAACTATGCCGAGGCGGATTTCAGCAGGAGAACGGGAATATCAAAGGGAGTTGCAAGCCTGGTT